AGTTCTGGCCGGTGTGCTGGCGGATTTTGGCAGTGTTCGAGCGATGCTTCCTGCTGGTGGTATGGAAAACGCGAATCTCGATGCGCTGGCGCCGGTGCTTGAAAAGGTGCTGCCGCGCATCGCCGGTGAGTTGTCAGCGCTGAGCGAAGAGGACGCCAACGCGATTATTTACCCCTGCCTTGCGGTGGTGGCGCGCCAGAACGGGAAAACATGGGCGCCAGTATTTAACAGTGGCGCGTTGATGTTCGATGATATCGATCTGTTTTCCATGCTGCAGATTGTGGCGCGGGTGGTCGCCGATTCGCTCGGAAATTTTTTGCCCGCACTCCCTACCAGCGAGACGCCGGACCAGACTGCCCCGTAACCTTTAATTCTCTCCCCGGCGGAGAGGATTACATTCTCCGCGCAGCCCTGAAATTTGGTATTGACCAGAAAGACCTCGACAGCGGGCGGGTTGATCTCGCCCGCATCGCATTACTGAATGATTTCATGGATATGGAGGCTGATAATCAAATCCGTTTCAATAAATGGAGAGAGGACAATGAACGCTGAGACGATTAAAGACTTTCTGATCTCCCTGGGATTTCAGGTCGATGAGTCTGGGTCGAGGAAGTTTGAAGCCACTATTACCGGCGCAACACTGAAAGTGATAAAAATGGGCGCAGCTGTAGAAGCTGCTGCTCTTTCTGTCGTTGGTTTTACTGCAAAAATTGCCTCAGGGCTTGATCAGCTTTACTGGGCATCACAGCGCACCGGCGCGACGGTTCAGGGGATCAAGACGGTAGGTTACGCGATTTCTCAGGTTGGCGGCAGCGCCGACGCTGCGCGCGGTTCTCTGGAAAGCCTGTCGCGTTTTATGCGGAACAATCCGGGGGCTGAGGGATTTCTTAACCGCCTGGGCGTTCAGACGCGTGACGCCAGCGGTAAAATGCGGGATATGTCCTCCATCTTTACGGGGGTAGGGCAGAAGCTCAGCAGCATGCCGTACTATCGCGCCAATCAGTATGCGCAAATGCTGGGGATTGATGAAAATACCCTGCTGGCAATGCGCAGGGGTATCGGTCAATTCAGCGCTCAATACTCGGCAATGGCGAAAGAGATCGGCTTCAACGCTGATCATGCTGCGCAATCATCAAATCGTTTTATGACCTCATTACGCGGTTTTGGCGCAATGGCGGGAATGGCGCGTGACAAAATAGGTTCCAGTCTGGCTGATGGTCTGGCGGGCTCAATTGATAACCTGAGAAAGAAAATTCTCGAAAATTTCCCTCTCATTGAGAGCACAATCACCAAAGTTATCAAGGGAATCATTTGGGTCGGAGAGATTATTGGTCGTGTGGCGTTCCGGATAACAGAAGCTGTCGGCGGCATAATTAACTGGTGGGGAAACCTCGATAAAGAAACAAAAAATTTGATAGCGATCATTGGCGGGCTGGTTGTCGCTATGCGCCTGCTGAATTCCGCGTTTTGGATGTCTCCTATCGGCCTTGTTACCGCACTGGCTGCAGCCGTTGCACTGCTATGGGAGGATTACCAGACGTGGAAAGAGGGTGGAAATAGCCTTATTGACTGGGGCAAGTGGGAACCAGCGATTGAGAAAGCTAAAGAGGCGATCACATGGATAAAGGACAGACTACTGGAACTGAAAGACAGTGTTGGTGGCTGGCAAAAATCTCTTGAAATCCTGGCTACCTTCATCGCCGGCGCATGGGTTGCCAAAGTCCTCGGGGCATTCAGTAAAATCTCAGGGCTTCCGATCCCGCCATGGTTAAAACTGTGGGGGTTATACGCGGGATACATCGTCAGCGACAGGCAGAACATTGCTGACAGCGCAAAATCTTCACTTAATTATACCAAACGAATTATCGGTGACACACTGGCCGCTATCGGCATAAAAACCGATATCGGGCATAAGGATGTCAGTGAGGTTCGTGATCATCCCGCCTGGATGGACTGGTTATTAGGTCCGGGTAAAGTGATACGGCAGGCTCAAAGCAACGGTGTGGTATATGGTGACAACATTCAGCCGGATATCCCAGGAGGTGGCGGTACACTTGCCGACCGCAATAATAATCCCGGGAATATTCGTCCTGTTGGTGGGAAAGGATTCAGATACTTCGATTCAGCGTTGCAGGGATGGGAAGCAATGAAAAACCAGTTGATGCGTTATTTCACTGGTAAAACTACCGGACGGGCACTGCAAACAATCCAGGATATTGTCAGTACATGGGCTCCCGCAGGTGACAACAACGACCCGAAAAAGTATGCGCAGGATGTCGCAAAGTGGATGGGCGTGTCACCAAACGCTGTGTTGAACCTGACCGATCCAAACACCATGGGGGCATTGATGCAGTCCATGGCGCGTAAAGAAGGCTATTCCAACTGGAACAGTCCACTGGCGTATCACGCCGCTGGCGGAGGAAGCCTTAACCAGCAGACCGTGATTAATGTACATGGCGTAAACAACCCTCAGGAAGCGGCTAATCTGGTTGCGGACAAGCAGGGGGCTGTAAATGCCAGAGCCGTACAGCAATTAAAAGGACCGACATAATGGACTTTTTATCTGTTTTGCTGCAACAGCGCACCCGTTCGATAGGAATCATCATTCCTGATGTCGTTATCTCTGAAAAACACAGTGATGCTCTGGAAATTACAGAGCATCCCATCGAACAACCCACGAACGCAGGTGCTAGTGGGGAGGGGGCCGGCTATATATCAGAACATGCTTTCAGGCGCCCTTCTGAAGTGGTAATGGAAACTGGATTTTCCGGGGGCGGCTCGTTGCTTGATCTTGCTGACACATCGGCAATTGGGCTATCGCTGGGGCTAAGTCCGAAAGAACTGTATCAGGAGCTGCTTAACCTGCAGCGTGATCGCATTCCCTTCGATGTAACAACCGGTAAGCGGATTTACAACAATATGTTGATAAAAACGCTGGAGGTCACGACTGACAAGAGTAGTGAGAATGTTCTTCTGGCTACTCTTACCCTCAGGGAGGTGATTATTACCTCCACGCAGACAATCAGTGTTGCCTCGAAAACTAACATGAAAGAAGGGGTAGGAACTTCCGCTGTACAGAATACGGGCACCAAAACAACGGTACCGCCAAATAACTCCATTCTGAAATCGTTACCACAGATGGCGCAAAAAGGCATCACCAGTGTAGAGGGTTTCCTGAGCAACATCTTTACCGGAGGAGGTGGTTGATGGAAGCTGTAGAAATTCCGCTGGTGGCTGACAATCAGACGTTTGCCACCACTCTCAACGGTACGGTTTATCGTTTGTCGATCATGTGGCGTGGAGTATATTGGGTTCTGGACATTGCTGATGGCAATGGTGACGCCATTATCTTCGGTATACCAATGATTACGGGGGCTGATCTGCTGGCGCAGTACCGATATCTGAATCTTGGATTTTCGCTGGTAGTGCTTTGCGACGTAGCGGGACAGGAAAACCCGACGCAATTTGATCTCGGGACATTCTCACATCTTTACGTCTTTACGGAGTAGCAATGTCAAAAAACTGGATGCGTCACTTTGAGTTATTGATTGTTAACTATAAAGGCGACGGAATAAAAATTTCAGACCTTAAAGTTACTTTCAATATTCAGAAAATGCCTGCGACAATATTTAATGGATTTGTTGGTAATTTTAAAGTTTATAACCTGTCCCCTACCACTCAGAACCGGATTATGCAGAAAGAATTCTCTCGTATACAGGTTATTGCTGGTTATAAGGGGCTTCCGGATGCAACAGGTAATTATCCGGACGAAAATATCGGCATGATATTTAACGGAGATATTCGTTTCACTATCACCGGGAAAGACAATGCGACAGACAGTTGGATCATGCTCCAGTGCATCGACAGCTGGGAAGGGCACCTGAATGCCAGCGTGAAAACTACCGTGGCTGCTGGGTGGAAGTACAGCGATCTTTTTAGCCTGGGCATGCAGTCGTTTGGGCCTTATGGTATTGAATCCGGGGCAGTTCCGGATATGCCCGAGACTGTTTTCCCTCGAGGGCGCGTTGTGTATCAGAACACAGCAAGGCTGATGAATCACATTGCCGGTCAGTGCAAAGCCAACTGGTGGTATGAAAATAATCAGGTGAACATCGTTCCTGAGGATAATTACATCGGTGTTGCTACCGTGCTGAATGCAAATTCCGGGCTTATTGGTATGCCTCAGCAAACCATGGGCGCAGGCGTAAACGTTCGTTGCCTGATTAACCCTAATATAAAGATGGGCGGTCTTATTCGTCTGGATCAGGCCTCTGTGTACCGCGCATCCTTGAGTAACGACCAGATAGCCCGGTCTCCCGCACGACTGAGTGAATCAGAAAGCGACGGCAATCTCTACGTTAACGATCTGCCTGGCATGTCACAGCCATACAGCATTAATACCGATGGTGATTACATTGTGGGCAGCATCGACTATACTGGCGATACTCGCGGGCAGGCATGGTATATGGATCTGTTGTGTCTTGCGAAGGAGAGTAAAAGCTTACTCAATCAGGATGTTATAGCTAAAGTTGGTGGGGCGCTAGATGCTTAGATGGGTGTTGCTTTCCTTGGTCGCAGTCGCCTGCTCAGTCTCGGCTGGCGTTGAGTGTACGACGACCAACACCGGGACCACATACTGCACCGGTACGGACAGCGCAGGGAATGCTGTAAAAACCGAATCATATCAGACAGGTACAGGGACTACCTATATTAAACGGCAGGACTCAGGCGGCACCAAAACAAGCCAATGTCACACCACAGGGACGGGAACCACTTATTGTGAATAAGATTGCAAGAATAGCCATATACCTATTGGCGTTGCCATTTAGTGTATTTAAGGTTGTGGCGGCAGATTACGAGCCTATGAAAATGGTTTGTGGTAAAGAGAATTACACGATCTATTGGGGGGCTACCGGATACGTTGTTACAAGAGGTGATGAATTATTAACTAGCCCTCACTTTATGAAAAAAACGTATGGTGATGATCCTGATGCTACCCTTTTGACAGTTGAGCATTGGGGTAGAAACGGTGGGATGCATTATCTTAAAACCTTTATTTTCAATAGTTCTTCGAAAGGCATTACGCTTCTGAATCAGTATCTGGACGCTGATAACTCTCCAAGAGCCGAACCTGTACTAACGAAATGCACGGGTTCCGTTAATGTTGATGTGTTTTTCCCTGAGGATTAAGCCATGAGGTTATTGATTGGCGTATTGTGCTTTATGTCTTTCTCGTGCCTCGCTCAGTCTCTTGATGATTTTTTTAGGGATAACCCTGAGCTAAAGTCCAACCCTTACACAAGAAGCGCGATCGTTTCTGAGGCTGGCGTCGCAACTATTAATGATGTTTTGCTGGAGAAACAGCCCGGAGAACTGTCCGCCCAAGTGATGAAAAGGCTACTTCAAGAAGACGGGTACAATTATGCACTGGTGGCTGTCAGGCAACTATCTGAACTGTGCAGACAGGGTGTTGCGGAGTCCTCATCTAATCTGAAGAATGAAGACTGTAAATTAATAGAAAAGCACAGTAAATAAATTTCATTAGTTATACAAATGCTAAACTCGCCCGCCTCTGAGCGGGTTTTTTAATGCACGGAGTAAACCAAATGCCTGTATCTTTGAGTGCCCAGCTAGGCAGTAAAGAACAAGCGGATGCGCGACTGGTGGGTTCAATTATGTCGTCGTTGCGAGTTTCAATGCCTGGCATTGTTCAGTCATTTGATCCGGGGACGGTAACCGCAGTTGTTCAACCTGCGATCAAAGGCTATGAACCGGATTCTAACGGTGTTAACCAGTCGACCACATTACCGCTGCTGGTGGATGTGCCGGTGATATTTCCGCGCGGCGGCGGCTGCACGCTAACGTTCCCGGTGAAAGCCGGTGATGAATGCCTGGTGATTTTCGCCGATCGCTGCATTGATTTCTGGTGGCAGAGCGGCGGAGTACAGGAGCCGGTAGACGATCGGATGCATGACCTCTCAGATGCGTTCTGTATTGTCGGACCGCAGTCGCAGGCGAAAAAAATTGGCGGCATCAGCACCAGCGCAGCGCAGTTCCGAAGTGACGACGGTAGCACCTATTTCGAAATTAACCCCGCCACGAAAAAAATTAAAATCGTGGCGCCGGGTGGGCTGGACGTAGTCACGCCGCTGGCAACCTTCTCTGAGAAAGTCACCATCACCGGGTTATTAACCTGGTTGGGCGGCATGGTTGGCTCTGTAGTTTCCGGCGTTGCCTCCAAAATCACCGGCGCTGTTGAATTTATCGGTAGCGTGAAAGCGAACGGCAAAGTTATTGATGATAGCCACACTCACGGGGGTGTAGAGCGCGGCGGAAGCAATACTGATGGGGTTAACTAATGCGATACAGACGTGAAGACGCCGATGGCGATTACACCTTCGGCAGCGGTGATGATACCTGGCTGATTAACTCGCCTGAAGCGGTAGCGCAGGCGGTGAAAACACGGTTCAAACTCTGGTATGGGCAGTGGTTCCTCGACACCACGGAAGGCACTCCGTGGATTCAGTCGGTGCTGGGTAAGCAGAAGCCGGAAACATACAACCTGGCGATCCGCAAACGCATTCTTGAAACGCGGGGCGTTAAATCAATCCTCTCTTTCGATACGACGGTGAACACCACGACGCGCCGCGTCACTTTCGCCGCTGAGATCGACACCATTTTC